TTCAATGATGATGTTGGTCAATCGAAGAAGGAATTCACTTCAAAATCTGTTGCAGGAGCTGCAGTAAAAAGAGTGAACAATGTACCTGCACAAGCTGTCAAAGCGGAGTTGCACGAGAAAAATTGTGTGTTTTATCGTCACATTGTTGATATCATGACATCGAATTTCAGCAATTATAACATGCATTGGTTTTCAGACACACCGCAAGCAGGTTTGAGAAGATACGTACATGTTCGTGCACGTGTTTTAGAAAAATATCGTGTGCCTGGTGGAGTAGCATTGAATACTGATCATCCTGATTTAGATGATGGAGAAGTTATTCATGATGTCTGGAATTTAGACATAGAAGAATGCTTAGTATTTGAATCGAAGACAGGTACTGATTCATATAAATTTCGAATTATGACCGTCACAGCACTTGACGGTGAGAAAATTTATTGCAAAGACCTGAATTTGAAGCAATATTTAAAAGCGATTGCAGCTTTGGCTAAAAGACATCGAGAGAAACAATTACGCAACATGGAGGATGTAAAGCGTTTGGCAAAAGTGGTAGTATGTAAAACCACGTTCATTCCTGAACAACTCTGTGATTGCACAAAGTGTATTGAAAAGAGAGCCATTGTTCCAGTTTCCGTTGACAAACCTCTTAAAGCTTGTGGTTTAGAAGAAGTTATTATCAATGCTGGTTCAAGAGCAATCCGAAATTACATAGAGAGCTGGTGGGCTCCAGTGCGCTTTGCGAATTCCTTAGTCGGATATACACCAATCAATAAAATGGCAACAAAGCAGTTAACACAAGAGTTTTCTCATATTCTTCGTGACGAAGTTACACCTTTAATGGTGGCAGTTACTCCTGAGTGTTATTTCAAACGAAGATTTTTCAGAGATCTGTTGACTTTTGGCAAAGATCGGCAGCCTTGTATAGCGTTAAGAAACATTTGAAAGCAGTGAATATAGCTTGTCCCTTAGCTATGATTGCAGCTTATGCTTCAAAGAAGAAGAGAACTAGCTTAGTCATAGCTGGTTTACAAATGGTGATGAACTATGTGTTGTGGTCTCATTACCGTGCTCGCATTCGTGTTATCAAGGATGAATACCAAAAGAGACGAGATGTTGTCCCTTCATATGCTAAAGAGTGGATGGAGAGTAACGCTGTGAAAGGAACTCTTGCTGTTGTTGCAACAGGTGTCATGATAAAATTCTTGATGATGTGGAATAGAAACAGGGTGAAAAATCTGGAAGCTAACTCTAGTTTGTCTGTAGATAGTATTGCTAAAACGGAAAGTTGGTTTGGTTCTCTTTTTAAATTCACAACAACAAAAGCGAGTGCAAAGGGGGACACTACTGGAGTTATGTCTGATGATATGGTGAAAGCTTTCAAGAAAAATAATCTATTTTTTGCAGAGTTTACATTTAGTGATGGTAGGAAAGCAG